TTCATCACTTTGTAAGTAGTGTGCTACCATTTCAGAATGGTCTTCTCCAAATGGTACCGATAACATTTTCTTTTTATTAGTGGAGGTATTAAACCATACTTCTTTATCGTTGTTTCTTAGAATCACCAACTTGTTTTCAAAAAATTGACGAATCTTTGCTTGATATTTCAAGTCCGGGTCGTTCAAGATATTCAAAAACTCTTTTGGGTCTTTTTTAGCAAACACTAAAATATCACGTTTTAGTTCTGCAGTAGAAACTGTTGATGGGTCTTTGCCAAACATTACCCTTGTAAGAGTTTCAATTTGGTCAAGTGATAATTGACGTGCCTCAACTAAGGCTTCAATCTCTAAATTTAAATCTTCAACCTCAACTGCAGCATCTTTTTCTTTATCTACCTCAGTAAAAATCAATCCATTTAAAGGATGGTAGTACAAAAATAATTGCAATACAGGGTTTGTTCTAGGAACCCTTAAGAATCCATCTTCGAAAATAATGGGTTCTATAACTGCATTTCCATCTTGCTCATCTTCAAATGGAGATTTCTGATTGGTTGAGTACCTTAAAGTACGATTGACATTGTTCTTCTCGTCAAACCACATAAGCGGAAAGCGAGGATGATTTCTTGATGCTAATGTATAGGATAGGGGACTTCCTGATATTAGTCTATAAACTTTATCTACTGATGTTATACCTTTTGCCATTTTATATTTAATTTAATTTGATTTAATTTAAAAAAGGAGAGTGTCTTTAAGGACACCCTCCCATTAATTGCTATATTATCACCCGTAACGGAATAATACGAAGTTGTTTGCACCTAAAGTACATACGCAACGCTCAGAAAGGAAGTTTACCTCCATTGCATCTAAGTCGCTAGTAGCAGCACCACCGGCAGAACCTGTAATCCAAGTTTTGTATCTGCGGTCCTCAGCTTCAGAAGCACGGTAACGAACGTGTAGGAAAGGACGCTTTGCGTTCTTGCCCATGATTTGGTCGTACACTGAAGTAGAACCTGCAGGAACCATCAAACCTGTGATAGTACCGGTTGCAGTTGCAGCAGTGGTATTTAAACCACCTCTCATGGTTGGGTCGTTTAGGTACTTCCAATCAGACTTGTAGAAGTCATATCCTCTACGGAATCCTGTGAAACCTAAGTTTAACGCCATATCAACATCATTGTCGAATAAACCGTAAGATGCAGCACCTGCAGCATTAACTCCGTTGTATCCGTTCAATGTAGCCAACATGTTGTCGATGTCAAAAGACAAACCACGATTTACGAATACTACGTTCTCCTCGATAGCACCTTGCTTGTCAAGACGAGAAACGATTGAATCCCAATCAGAAAGGCTTGTTGGAGTACCACCACCCCATACGTTACCACGGTTGTTTACAACGTAGAAAATACCTTCAGAACCGATGAAACCTGCAGTAGCAGCACCTGATGATGTAGCAGCCGGAACAGCTTCAATCATTGAGGTCTCTAAGTAATCTTCAAAACGAAGACGAGTTTCGTGCTCTGATTTCAAATACCAAAGGTATCCTGTAGCACCATTCTCAGTAGTTACTTCTACCCATCCGATTTGAGCCATGTCAGAACCGTTAACCGCATACTTATCTTTGATGATAATTGGGTTGTTAGAGTAGATGTCATCTTCTGATTCCAAAGAACCAACCATTCCGTTAGTACCTTTCTTAAACTCAGAACCGTAAATGAATACAGTACATGCAGTTGATACAGCAAACGCTTGACCTGCAGTCTCATAATAAGCACAAGTAAAGGTTGTTGCTGAAGGAACCGCTGTAACGATTGCTTTATTGAAAACACCTGAAGTGTTGTTCTGAATCATCAAAGTTTGTCCAACACGGATAGCAATGTAAGTTACACCACTGTCAGCTACAGTAAAGGTTGCGGTTGCTGAACCTGCTGCTGCTGCTGAAGTACAACTAGTGTACTTAATGTGTAAACGACCTTGCTCTGCCCATTTAATTTGGTCAGAATTTGATGGCATCTCTGCTCCTACCATACGTAAGAAAGATGCGATTGTTCTGTTACCATAACGCTCAAATTCTTTCTCGTAAGTATCCGGAAGATACTGATTCAAGAAGTTGAAGTTGGTAATGTAGTTTGTTTGTAATGCTACCTGTTCTGCAGAAGGTTGCAGGGCATAGGTAGGATTATTTAATAATGCACTTGCCATTTTTTTAAGTTTTTAAATTTTAGATTCGTTTAATACTGCGAATTTTAAGGTTTCGCCCTGAATCAGGGTTTATCGCTTTCACCTGTATTCCATCCGAAACTTTGCCTATTTCAGGTGCCTTGCGGTCCGACATGTTAATGTTTTTAATCTTACGAGTAACATCATCGGTAGCATCAGCTAATCCTTGTTCATAAAAGAACTTGGCAAACTTGTCAGGATGCATTGCAATTGACAATGACCTATGATAGCCGGTTGCGTCTTTCATTAAACCTTGGTCATCCAAAAACTTATTAATGAAGTTTTGTGGTGTCGATTGGTTCTTTTTTAACTCACTAGCATCTCCGGGAGCAAACGTAAATTTCTTGTCATTAACATTGAACTCAAAACCTTTGAACTCTCCATTAAAAACATCGTTAGTCTTTTGGTCAAACCATTGACGTTTACGATTATTCTCCTCTTCTATGGTCCTTGCCTGTTGGGTATATTGCTTATAGCTTTCGTATATCTCTTTTTCTTCTTCAGGAATAAATGCCGAACTTGACTCAAGTGGCATTTTGTATTTCTCCTTTTGAGAATTGAAATATTTCTTGGCTTCAGCAAGAACTTTCTTTTTTGTGATTTTTACTTTTTTAATGGTTGACTCATCATCCAAATCTTCATCGTATCTGTAGTCATCCATTAACGACTCGATGTCATCACTATCAAGTCCTTCCTGCGTAGCAGTTAAGTATTCTTTAAGAAGTGTATCAGGATTCATTGAATCAAAGTCTTTCTTTAACTTAAGAAAATCCTCAAACCCACGACCTGTGTCCTTCTTGTATTTCATATAAGCAGCAACATCTTCCGGAAGTGCTTCTGCGTTTTCACGTTCAGCAACTAAATCATCCAATGAGTTAATCTGCTTATTATATCTTTTACCAATATATGAAAGAACGTCTTCGTCTTTTAACTCGACTTCTGTTATAGGAGCACCTGCTCCTAAATCATTTCCGGCACCGCTGTTATCTCCTGCTCCTGCATCATCTACGTTGTCGGCAGCTTGATTCATTTCTTGCTCGTGTTTATCAAGCAAATCTTTTTCTACTTCTTGAACACTTTTTGGTTCAATTATGTCTAATGCTCTTACTTTATATTCCATTTGATTTGATTTAATTTATACAAACTTAGATAAAAATTTTTATATTTTAACGAGGCTCAAATTCAGCTAAATCAAATCCATCTAAACTATCCTCATTTGATTCAAAATCCATAGGAGGTAAATTGTTCTTTCTTTGATTAATTAATTTAGATTGCTCGCTATTTTGTTGACTAATTCTTTTTGCTTTTGCGTCCTCTTTCATTTTCTCTCTTTGGTCTAAATTGCTAACCTCCATCCCACGCAATTGCAAATTGTAATCAAATTCCTCACGCATTAATTGAGACTTCATCTGTGCTTCTTTCTCCATCTTCTGAATATCAAACGCAACCTCTGCTTGTTTAATTTGCATTTTAGAATTTGTTTCCATTTGAATCTTTTGCATTGCAACTTGAGCAGCCATTTCTTGAGACTTCAATGTTTGTTGAGCAATCATTGCTTGCTTCTGCATAGCCATTTTTTCCTCACGGTCTTGAGTTTTAATACGCTTCATTTTCAATAATTGATTTGCAAGTTTTATGTTGCGAATCTCACGTATATCAATTGCATCCTCAAGATTAATATCTCCTTTTGATAAAGCCATTTGAATATTGGCTTCAAGCTGTGCTTTCTGCTCTTCATCCGGAGAAACCTCAATGAAAATACCAAAGTCATAAATATAAAGGTCTTTAATCTCATTCAATATAGAGACATTGTATTTACCAATTTGATTGGCAAACTCATCTTTAAAATCAGAATACTCTAAAATATCTGAAATTCTATAAGTTAAAGCCTCAGCTAATGAACGATAAACGTACAAAGAAGCATCCAAGATATGTCTTGTCGCTGTATTAGAATTTAAAGCTGCTAATTTTTGTAAACCAACTAATGCGTTAGGGTCCGGAGTAGAACCATCTCTTGCTTCATTAAGACCGGTTACGGACCTAATCATATCAATATAGTGGTTCATATTGGTAATCAACATCTGCGTTTTAGCTGAACCTGAATTAGATGTAAGCTGAGTGATAGGCACTCTTGCATTGTTAAAGTCACCATCTTGTGTGAAACTACGCCCAATTACACTACCTGTTTGGAAGTATAATCTAAGTGCATCCTCAGGATTGTATGCGTTACCTGTACCTAAGTCAATCTCATTCAAACCATCGGCATCAATAAATACACCATCAGGTACAGTACGTGCAATGACTTGTTGTAATTTTAAGTGTGTGATTTGAATCAAGTCAGCAAATGGTATCATTCTACGGCACAAAGACTCAATAACGCCTTTGTACATACGAGGAGCACATGCAATATAATTTGGTAATGCATGCTGAGATGCGGATTTAGGACGAACCATATTTTCAGACAGTTCCCATTTAAGTAATATATTGGTACCCATTACCATTATACCTTCATACCAAACATCAATGGTTT